AATCTTGGAGCCGTACACACCGCCGCAGTCGCCGCAGATGACCTTGCCGGAGAAGTGAGTGAAGCAGTCATGCCGCCGCCCCAGCTTCTTCCGCCGGGCAACCTCCACCTGAACGGCTTCCCATTCGGAAGGATCAATAATAGCCGGGTGGCTGCACTCCACATAGTACTGGGGGACTTCACCCTCGTTGACCTTCATGGTTTTGGTGAGAAAATCCACCGTGTAGGTCTTCTGCAGGAGTGCCGAGCCCTTGTATTTTTCGTTGGTGAGAATGCTGTTGACGGTCTGCGACTGCCACTTGGTTTTGCCGCCGGGAGTTGGAATGCCTTCCGATTCCAGCAGCTTGCAGATGTAGCCGATGGTTTTTCCAGCCATGAACAGCCGGTAGATTTTCCGGACAACCTCGGCCTGCTCCGGTACGATCTCCGGCAATCCGTCAGGCCCCTTGCGGTATCCCAGAAAGCAACTGTAAGGCATACTGACCTTGCCGTCGGCGAACCGCTTCCGCTGACCCCAGGTGACATTCTCCGAGATGGATCGGCTCTCCTCCTGGGCCAGACTGGACATAATGGTAATCAGCAACTCTCCCTTGCTGTCCAAAGTGTAGATATTCTCCTTTTCAAAGTAGACCTCCACACCCTTTTCTTTCAGTTTGCGGACAGTGGTCAAGCTATCGACCGTATTTCGGGCAAAGCGGCTGACACTCTTGGTCACGATCAGGTCGATCCTGCCTGCCAAGGCATCGGAGATCATGCGGTTGAATCCTTCACGGTTCTTGGTACTGACACCGGAGATACCCTCGTCGGTGTATACATCCACGAACTCCCAGTTAGGATTGCGCTTGATATAGCTGGTGTAGTAGTCCACCTGGGCGGTGTAGCTGGTGAACTGTTCGTCGCTGTCGGTGGAAACCCGGGCATATCCCGCTACCCGCCGCTTCACATTAGCACTCTTGGGTGTGCCCGTATGGAGGTTCAGTGTGGCGGGGATCATGGTCACATTTTTTGCTTTAGGCATACTTCACATTCCTTTCTCTGGTTTTCTCCTTGGCGGCTGCTCGCATCTCAGGTGTCCAGCTGGTGGCTCTGGAGCGGCTTTGCCACTGTTTAACGGTTACGGTTCCGTCGGCGAGGATAAATTCCAGGGTGTTATCATTATGGGCTGTAACAGCCGTTATTTCGCCCGTGGTGGAAACAATAGCGGCGATCTCCATCAGTGTGGATTCGGGAATTGCCTTGGAGGGGCAGACGGCTTTGCCATGGGTGTTGTAGGTGCTGCAGATCCACACCGGGCCGCTGGCAGTTACCTTTCTGCGGTAATGCTTGCCACAATCGGCACAGGTGATCATGCCGCTGAAGGGGTATTTTTCGGAGGTCTGCTGCTTGCCGTATTTCTGCGCCCTGCGGTGCATTTCCAGTTGTACCGAGTTATAGGTGCCAATATCAATGATCGGCTCGTGGGTGTCGGTGGCATGGTACTGGGGCAGCTGACCGTGGTTGACCAGGGTACGCTTGGTCAGGTGGTTTTCCCGGTACTTGGTTTGGAGCAGAAGATTTCCGGTGTAGGTGTAGTTCTTGAGAACCCGTGTAATGGCACTCTTGTGCCAGGTGAACCCCTGCTGAGTAAGTATGCCTTCCTTGTTCAGCCGCTTCATGATGGCGGTGACACCCTTGCCGTCCAGGAAGTCCGCATAGATGGATTGGACAATTTCAGCCTCCTCCGGAACTACGATGTACTGTCCATCTTTGTAACGGTAGCCCAGCATGAAGCCACGCCAGGGTTGTCCGTTTTCAAAGTTCTGCCGTACCCGCCACTTCTGGTTTTCGCTGGCGGAAAGGCTCTCCTCCTGGGCATATGATGCCAGAATGGAAAGCATCAGTTCGCCGTCATCGGTTCCGGTATCAACATTTTGTTCCTCAAAGTACACGCTGATGCCGAGGTTTTTCAGTTCCCGGACGGTTTCCAGCAGGGTCACGGTATTCCGGGCCATCCGGGAAATGGACTTAGTTACGATGTGGTCGATCTTCCCGGCTTTGCAGTCGGCGAGCAGCTGCTGGAACTGCTCCCGGCTGTCTTTGGTGCCGGTCTTGGCCTCATCGGCATAGACACCCACATACTCCCATCCGGGGTGGCGGCGAATGTAATTGCTGTAGTATTCCACCTGGGCAGCCAGAGAGTGGAGCATGGCATCCTTTCCGCTGGACACGCGGGCATATGCCGCCACCCGCTTCAGCTTGGGCTGCCTGGGCGGAAATTTGACTTTTTGTACGGTTCTTTCCACAAAAGATCCTCCTTTGTATCAATTTGGGGTACTGTATATTCGCTCTTTCCGGATGGTATAGCAAGTGTGTAAATCTACCGAAAAATGCTGTTCCGGTTCAGGTTATATCGACAAGCCAGCACGGCCTTGGCGGTTTCATAGTCGTCTTCGGACAGTTCGCCGTCATGCAACAGTTTGTCCAGAACCGCCAGGGCGACCTGATACCGGATGCGATTCTGCTGGGGCGTGGAAGCGTGCGATGAGATAACAGTCCCGGCTGCAGTATTTACGATTTTGGTTTCCATAGCTTTCGAACTCCTTTCCGCAATGAGCGCATACGAGGGTGTAATAGGTTTTCTTCTGAACCTGCTCCCGGTGGCTGTTCCACCATGCCATACGGCACTTATCGGAGCAGAAGTGTTTTACCTTCCGGCCCACAGGTTGCGCCATGATTTTGCCGCAATTCCGGCAAGGCTTGCCGCCGTAGAATTCCGGGTGGCGGCGAATGTGGGCACGGATGGTACTGGACGGGATGCCCAGCACCAGAGAGATTTCGGTGGTATTCTTCCCTTGCTGGAGCATCTCGGAGATGGTTTTGATATCTTGCTTTTTCATGGATATATTCCTCCTCCCATCTGAGTTGCCTGGGGATAAGGTGGCCCCCGAAGGAGCCACCCTCCCGGATTGATTAAGCGGACTTCACTTTCAGCATCTTCACAGCATCGGGATAAACCAGCTTGGCATCCACCCGCTCGGAGGTAATAAAGGCTACCTGGCCACGGTCAGCATAACGCTCCACCAGACGCTTGATCACACGCTTGCCCCGGTCGCCGATCCAGTAGTTGCTGAAGTCGCCAAACATCACAGGAATGCTGCCGGGAGCGACATCATCCATGGCCTTACAAACGTAGATGGGATACCCGAACAGCCGCACAGGCTCACCATCTTTCAGATTCTGACGCCACACACCCTGGCCGTTGTAATGGGTGATTCTGCGGAGCTTATGATAGGCATCTTCGGACACCAGCCAGGCAGCATTTTGCCGGTATGCAGCACTCACCGCGTGCTCCAGATCGACCATATCATCCATGCTGATATCGCCCGCGTTTTCGGATACGGCACCAACGGAAGCCTGATAAATCAGACCCAGGGGCTTGCCGTTACCGTCACCACGGATGAATGCCTCCTCTTCAGCCTTGCCGATGCGCTCACTGAACATATCCAGAATGAACTTCTCCATGTCGACGCCGCCGTCCTCCAGCATCTCGTCGGTAGCACGGATGGAGGTGGCCAGCTTGTAGGCATCCAGAATGACTTCGCCGAACTCAGCATCCATGAACTTGATGGCAGTGCCCTCGGGGACCCAGTCGGCGCAATCAACACCTTCGGCCACGGGGATGTGCATCCGATGGCTGGTCGGGATCACGTTACTGATGCGGCGCAGCACGTTCTTGACTGCCAGCGCCTTCACCAGCTTGTCCTCATAAGTATCAGGTACCAGGTAACCGCCGGAGCCATCGCTGCCCTCCTTCAGGGCATTGTGAGGCATGCCGGTGTGCATGGTGTCCCAGAAAGCTTCGTTATAAATCTCCGCCTTGCGAATGGCTGCAGCGGCCCGCTCTGCCTGCTTTTCGGGAATGGTTTCTGCGATGGCATCCAGACGGGCCATCATTTCGTTGTAGGTTTTCTGATCATTCATAGTAGTTTTCTCCTTTGTTTTGGTTTGATTTAGGGGTAATTCCCCGTTTGAATTCGCGATTATTTGCGTAAGACCCCAGGCCCGTTGCACAGCAAAAGGCCGTAGAGATTTGACCCGTCCCTACCCCCTGGGGGGCTAAGGAATCTTCTCCATGGGCTTCCTGAACCGGGGACTGCAGTAATCCATCAGCTCGACTGGCGACTTGCGGCACATCTTATTTCATCTCCTTCCTGAGGGGTAGTGCATCTCAGCACCGAAATCATATGAACCCTTCACTGTTAGGCCACGAAAAAAGCCTTTTGTCGGGGTCCATAGTAAAAATTAATCTCTCACTATATAGCCACGGGAAAGACTGTTTTGCGGGGTGCTAAGATAAATAATTTCCCCTTTCACTGTTAGGCCACGGCAGAGGCCGATTGGGGGGGTGCTCAGAAAAAACATTTTCTCTCCCTCACTGTTAGGTCTCGAAAAAGGCATTTTGCTAGGGTGCGCAGAAATTATTTTTGCCTATCACTGTTAAGTAACGGCAGCGGCCAAAAGGAAGGTCATAAGTAAATGTTTTCCGGGCAGGACATAAAAAAGCCCTATGTACAAAAAGGTGTACATAGGGCAATTGCTGATATTTAAGGATGTTACCGATTACTGTTACTGATGGCTTCCCAACTTTTTCTCGTATATATACGCGTATGGATATGTTTCTGTACTATTATTCTTTACTCGATATATTTAATAAAGAAATGAGTAACACCAGTAACAGATACGGATTTCGTTTGCGGAGAGCGACTTTTTCATGTTAACGATATTGTTACCGGTTGCCTTGATGGGTATCAACCAGTAACAGTGGGGTGTTACTGATCAAACAGGATTGGTAACAGCATGATCTGTTAAGGCAGGGTGTTTCCGATTGCTGTTTCCCATTGCTGTTTCCCATTGTGTTCCTACCTATTCTCGCGTATACGCGTGTATATATGTGTATTCTGTTCCTTTTTCTTTATCCATTATCTTTAGTATAGTAATTGGAAACATCAGAAACAGATGCAAA